TTTAAATCGTACGATTTAACCCTTATTTCTCCATCCTCTCCTCTGGGCGGTAAAAGTCCCGGACCTCCGAGGTATTCAGGAGTGTACCATGGTATATTCGGACAACGGTCCAATATAGGCTTAACTCTTTTAATAAACTCACTAGAAACGACATCCCACAATTCTTCTGGGCACATATCATGTAGCTCTCTGTGTAGAGCTCCCAAGGTGCCGTAAGATCTTGTCTTAGTGTCTCCAGTCAAACCGGATCTAGGTTTATTCAACATAATCCCTAGAGGAACAAATTTTCGTCTTATCCATCTCCTCTCATCTCCAAAATCAAAAGTCATTGAATTAATAACGACTATTGGCTTTGAAGGCTGAGAGTACAAGGTTTTCCCTTGTGACGATGTGAGACCTGCAAAATTTGTAAATTTAGACCAAATGTATCGAAGATTTAAGTCTTCGAACCATCCTATCGCCGTATCATCGCGCGTAGCACTCATAGTGCAATCATCTCCGTTGACAAGAAGCGGGGCTTCATTAAGGCTGATTCGTTTGCCTTCAACACATTCCAATGCGAAGCGACATAGCGCTGCATTGATGATACACAAAAACGGAAACGAGGAAATCGATCCCATTAATTGTCCATCTAGTTGATCTTTAATCGAACCATCTTCAAAACGATATTTATGGCCTGTTAGGCTGCGTAGCAGCATTTCACGGTTTATTGTTTTACTAGTGTCTGTTTTATTCTCGTCGAGAATATCGCAAAGAGCATTAGCTGAGGTTTCTGACGCCCACCCACGTAGGTTGTCAGTTGAGGCTTTGTAGTCACCATTAAGAAAAATAGTTTCGGGTTTAACCGTGGAAGCAGGGAAGACGTCATTAATAATGGCTTCTGTCACTGGTTCACCGATTAAACGAAAAACTTTCATTTTTCTTAATGTTGAGTGCATAAATTTTTGAAAAGGCTTCAAATAGGTGTACAATTTTGGGGGTCCTTTTGAAATAACGCGAACTTTAAGCGCTTCACTAAGTCCCACTGGTGTTACCAGTGGCATTTCGTAAAGTGCGTCAAGTTCAAGTTTTTCCATCAGTTCCTCCCAATTACGACATAGGTTACTGTCGTCATATGTGTAGCCTTTTATATCAACTTCGTCGTTCATCATGGCAAGATCTAATAGATCTTCGTCTTTGTCATGATAGCAGGCTTTCTCTATGAGCAAAGCGCTAGCACGAACGTTAACCTCTCGAATCTCTATAAGATTCTCGTTAACTTTAAGACCTAAACCATCGATTATATCTTCCACCGTCATTACGGCTCCTCCATTCGATCTACCCCAAACATAGTTTGCGTTGGTAGATGGACAGAAGGGTTCATAATGGTGTTGGAAAGTATAATCTTTTTTACGAAAACATTCGCGTGTTGTGCGTATTATTTGATCCTGGATTAATTTCTTTGTGATCTTTAATATGGACGGCTTACCTTTTTGGTTTCGAATCCAGATCTCTTCTTCTTCGGGAAGAGGTCTGGGTTCGCTACATAAAAAGTTAGCGGTCTCCCATGTTTTCTTAGAAACCATCTCTTCTGTAGGGCGGGGTAACCCCATCTTTGCCATATTTATACTAAGTATAAATGAGGCAAAGGCGGTAGGTCGACTTTTCTTAAGTTTAAATTGAAAAGACGTAAATACTCCTCCAAACAGAACAGCTGGTTGGTGATCCGACTCGAGAGCTTCTAGGCCGGGTATCATATCGAGACCGTCGGTTTCGTGATACGCATAGAAGTTCAGTGTGATATGCTTCAAATATTCAACCCATCCATCTTTGTTTGTTTTAGACAGATAAAGTAAGCATCGGGTGATAGAAGAGAGTAACTGCCTGTAATATAGTTTACTGTATTTTGCATTTCTCTTCGATTTTTTGTCTTGTTTTCCCATGCACCCATGGTCAGGATAATCCATCCCATAGAGGTGGAAAACAAGAGCGAGAGTCTGAAAACTCTCAATTACTTTCTCATAGACAGTCTCATCAATTGAATCTAAAACTAGAAGTTTAGATAATTGATC